CGGATCTTCCAGAACTATTAGATTCTGGTTAACCTTATATGGATTGTATAGAATCCTGCAGTCTCCTGCAGTTCCTAAACTTTCTACGATCACTGACCCTATAGAAGCGTCAGAAGGAATTCTAGTAAGTTTATCAGAATTCTTCCTTTCTCATTCTAACAAGTTATTCAGAAGATTCCATAAATGGGATCTTTCTAGTTTACTTGTTCAGAAATGGGAAAACTTGAAAACAGCTTCTTCTACATCCTTAGTTTCTTGGATGGGAGTTTTATCAGGTACTTTGTACATGATGAAAAACTACAACCATATTTATTCTGCGCTGAGAGAATATTGTGAATTAACACAAAATTCTAATCAGTCAATACTTTATGGATTCTTCTCTTTTATAGAGCAAGTTTCTGTTAAGTATGAGCAGTTTAAACAAGAATCTAATCCAGAATATCAATTCGATAAAGTTTTCCATAATGAAAACTATCGGAAAGATCCTTCTGTCGGTAGATTAGCATGTAAAGTTGAACCTGCTGGTAAAGTTAGGGTATTTGCGATGGTTGATATATTAACACAAAATGTGTTAAAACCATTGCATTTGGTTTTATCCAAAATACTTAAAGCTTTACCAAACGATGGTACTTTTGATCAAGAAGGAATGGTAGATAGAGCTTTTAAGAAAGCTTTATTTTATAAAGCTTCTTACTGTTACGACCTTTCGGCTGCAACAGATAGGCTCCCTATCATTATTCAAGTCAAAATCATCGAAGCAATGTTCGGGAAAAGAATTTCTGAACTATGGAAAACTATCCTAGTGGATAGACCATATTACTTACCCGATAACGAAGTAACTAGAAAGATTTTTAAATCTGACGTTACTTCAATCGGTAAAGAATACTTCTACTCTACAGGACAACCTATGGGTGCTCTGTCATCTTTTAATATGTTAGGTATTACACATCATATGATAATGCAATACTGCGCATATAAGGTTTTCAAATATCAAGACCTACTTTATTTCCATAAAGGTTGGTGTATTGCATATGAAATCCTAGGAGATGATATTGCCATATTCCATAAGGAACTTGCCATGAAATACTTGGAAGTAATGTCCGAATTAGGGGTTGCCATTAATGTGAAGAAATCTGTTATCGACTCTAAAGGTTTAACTTTAGAATTGGCTAAGAGAACTATTCACCATGGTAAAGATGTAAGTGCTATATCTTTTAAAGATATACTTTCATCTGCCCCTTTCGCACAGAGAGCTGCTATTGTTGAGAGAGTTACCCGAAGGGGTACTGCTCAAACTTCAACAGCAATCTCAATACTTTCCCAGTTCTATGGAGAGAATCCATCAATCCGACAATCTTATATGTTGTTATCCCTATTTTTCAAAGGGATGACTGATAAGAAAGTTAGTTTGATAGATACATACTTTTTATTATTTCTAATGAAAAAGTTCTCTAAAGTTCCATTTGGTTCTGGTATGAGCTATTCAGAAGAGTTTGTTCGAATATTATATTCTGTTGTAAATAAAATTTACTTCAAGGGACTTACGTCCTATAATACCGAACATAAAACTCTATTCTCACAGGCGATTTGGTCAGAGTATGTTGTGGAATTCAATTGTACTTTATTAACAATGGTTCCGATCTTTAGATCAGAAACATTAAATAGAGTTAAAGAATATACACAACATGCCACTTGGATAGTATTGTCAAAAAATGAAAATGGTTCATCGAACCTAATTTCACTAGATAGACTTTACTTAGCCATCATCTTAGGTCATCAAGGTTCAGAAGAACCTATCCTAAGACAGAAATCTAATAACTTTTATCTTCATATAGATATGAGCCAACCTAGTTTTTCACAATCTCCTAATAAGGGATATATGTCAGCTAGTTTAGGGTTTAATCCTAGTTTCACTCCTTTAAATAGATTTGGTAATCTATCTTCAGGGCATGCAACTATGAATTTTAACTCTAATGGTTCATTAATCCAAGATTTATCTGGATTTTATACTATTAATGAATTAAGGGTACTAGTTTCTCATTTGGCTAGTCCTTTAGCTTCCCCATATACTGGGTTAGTTCCGGGACAGAATCCAATGGATTTCTTTGACTTAGAAGGACCACGAGAACACAGTCTTAAGGATCTGAACACTATTAATGTCTCATCTCTATCTGATTTAATCTTTTTAAATAAAGAAATCGATAGATTTGAACAACAGAAAATAGAATTAGTTCCTAAACCTGTCTCTGAAGTTAAATTCCATCCCTTGAATGACCTTTCTGAAGATTATGATTACTTATCAGTAATTCATGACTTCTTAATCGGTTCACTTCATGAAGGAGAGAATTTAATCCCTACAGTTGAAATGACTTATAGTCAGATCACTTTAGCATACTATGAGATTTGGGCATTATCAGTTCTTCTGGAAGTAATTTATCCGGAAGATCACTGGAATGCTTTAGTTACTCGGTTCTACTATAGCGACGCATCTTCAAACGAAG